TTACATCGCCGTGACCCGGTACCTGTTCAACACCGCTTGCTCTGCCAACGTCCACGAGAACGAGGACGCCAGGGAGTAGCGGTACTCAACATCGTCTATCCGCTTCGACTGGAGGCCGGTCGGGTTGGCGGCGAGTCGGGCCGCTGCCGTGGCGATGACCGCGGCAACTTCGTCGTTCGGGTCGCCGTCGTCGTCGAAGCCTCTGCCGCGGGTGTAGGCGCGGGCCATGACGGTGATGATCGGGATGACGGTCGCCACCGCCCCGGATGCCAGGGCGGTGACGGTCGTCGACTCAACGTCGGCCACTACGAGCCCTCGGTGAGGAGGGTGACGGCCTCGTCCTGGAGCAGCGCGACGTCGTAGCGGGTCACCACGCGGATACCGACGGAGTCAAAATCCCCCCACGTCTGATCCAGGATCTTGACCTCGGCGTTGACGTCGCGGGCCACGACCACCTTGGAGAAGTCGACCAGCGCCACAGCGCCGTCGGCGTGGTCGGTGATGATCACCGGCAAGCCGAGGAGCTGGAAGCTGGTGCCGGTCTGGACCGTGGACGGGTCGAAGACGTAGCGACTGTCGGTGGTTCCGACTTTGATCTTCCTGAATGCGGCGAACGTGTCGCTGTCCATAACCCAGTGCGAAGGGTTGACTTTGTTGCCCTGCGCGGTGGCGAGGCCGTCGATCAGTGAGTCAATGTCGGTGGCGTCGAGCTCACCGGTCTCGATGCCGTCAGCTTCAAGGATGCCGGTGATGGTGTCGTCGGCGCCGGTGCCGGCCCACAGTGCGGCATCCAGAGCGTTCCCGACGTCGGTGATCAGTCTGGTCCGCAGCACGGAGTCGAGGCCGATCACAGACTGGCGGATCATCTCGTTGGACACCCGTACCAGAACCTTCAGGCTCTTGAGGTCGGAGGGCAGCAGGGTGACCTCGTCGAATGAGACGTTGCCGTCGAGGATCTGCTCGCCTTCGGCGACGAACCCGGCGGTGACACCGGATGCGATGCGAGGCACCCGGATCGGGCTGGCGCTGTCGAGGATGCGGGGGCCGGCGGCGAGGAAGGTGCTCGCCTGCTCGAGTGGCTGCACCAGCAGCGAGGCGACCTGATCCTGGAGCAGCGTTGTGTTGCCGGAGGTTACTTCGATTGCCATGATTGAACGTCCTTCTGGGAGTGTCGGATTGAGTGTCGACACGCCGCCAGGGCGTCAATCGTGTTGGGCGCCAGGCCCGTAACCAGTCCAGTGTATCCGCTAGGCCCGTTGCTTGAGAACATCCAGCAGTGAGAACGGCGCCGGGGCAGATCCGCGGTTGCCCTGCCCGATGTCCCCGGACGGCCGGCGGGCCGCGAGGTGCGGCTTGCGGACCAGGAGCTCCTCGACGGCCGCCGCCAGGGTCTCCGGGTCGTCGAGGTGGTCCGGGCTGAACGGCAGATCAGTCGGGTCAGCCAATTTGCCTGTCGCCCTTACTAGTTCGGTGTGCAGCCGGTTGGCGAGGGTGTCGGCGTGTTGGGCTCGCTGCCGATACTTCGCGTTCTCCTGCCGTAGTTTCTCGACGACTTCGCGGGGGAACACGTCCGGGTCGGTGTCCTCGGGCGGTTGACAAGCGATGTCATCGTTAACATCACTTGTCACCTGTGTGGCGTCGGTCAGGTGAGTAGTGATGTCATCGTTAACATCACTACTGGTCAACTCCGTGCCGGTCTGCTCGGTTTCTTCGCTCATGATGCTTCTCCTATCGGGGTTGCTTCTTGACTTCGCTGACGGCGTCGGCGAGTTGGTTGGCGAGGGCGATTGCCTCGTCGAGGGTCATGCAGTAGGTGAGGCCGGCAGCCCGCATCCTGACGGGTCTTTCGGTGCCGGGGACCGCGATGATCCCGGCGTCGACGTTGCGGGCACTGAGGCGCATCAGTACACCGCCGGGGTTGCGGCGGCCAGGATGTTCCCGATCTCGTCGTCGGGGTAGCCGAGCTTGGCCAGGGCATACGGGGCCGGGAGGATTCCGGCCTGGAACAGCTTGACCACAGCGTCAGCCTCCTGGGCAACGGATCGCGTTGCGGCATCGCACCACTCGACCCGGATGTCCTCGATCAGGGCCGGATCGCGGCCTTCGCGTACCGCCACGATCAGCCTCGCCACCTGTTCCCAGGCTCGGCCGAACGTCTGCTGGCGAGCCTCCGCACGGGCCGTCAGTGACGCCTCAGCAGCCCGGAGAGCATCCGCGCTGGCGGGGTTGTCGGAGAACACGCCGACGTAGTGCGCGGGGAGTGTGGACACGGCCATGACCTGCCCGAGAATCACTCTCACGCTGGCCTCGTAGGCGGCGAGGTCGGCGGCCGGGAGTTGGCCGAATTTGGCGTCAGGGTTCTCGGAGATCATGGCCCGGTGCCCTTCCGGGATCGGGTTCGTCTCGACGGTGCCGATCTCCTGGCCGTCGTCGTCCAGGACGGGTTCCTCGACGAGCTCGACGCCGGTGGCCCAACGGCGGGGCCGTGCTGCGACTTCGCTGCTGACCATCATGTCGGCCAGGCTCTTGTTGAGCCCATCGACGAGCGGCTTCAGATCCTCGATCTCCGATGTCCCCCAGTCCCCGAGAATCCGATCCGTGTTCCGCAGGTTGACCACGGGAACGACGCCGAGGGGGTTGGCGATCTCCTCGATCCGCTCGAAGCCGTTAGCGACCGCACCCTGATGGTTGGCCCGGAGCCGGACGATCACCTCCGGCAGCAGCATCACCGCCTCGGTGGTCTTCCTGTTGGGGTCCTCCCAGCGCTTGATGGCGGCGTAGATGGTTCTGGAGCCCGGATCGGTAAGCGCCGCAACCTGTTTCGCGCTTTCGACGGTGACGCGGGGACGGCCGAATTGATCAGTCCAGACCCAGACGAAGCTGTCGCCGAGGAGAAGTGCCTCCCGGTGGGCGACACCCGAGAGCTGGTCCATGTCGCACCTGATCCAGTCGGCCCAGATGCTCGGGTCGGAGAAGCCGGTGATGCGGAGCCGCTCGGCCAGGGCCGTCACCGCCAACCTGGGGATGTTCGACGCCATGCGGCCGAAGCGGTTGCCGAGGGCCAGTTTCGCCTCCGGGGCAAGAAACGCGAGCGGTTGCTTGCCTTCGTAGTACCTGTCGAGGTCGGCGTACCGGTGGGCCGGCTCCTCGAGGCGTTGCAGTAGATCTTTCAGTACGGTCACGCGTAGCTCCTTGCTCTTGTGCGGTTGCGTTGTTGATGGAATGCCGCCCTGTCGAAGGCGACGATGGCCGCCACTGCGGCGTCGATCTTCCGCGGACTTCCGCGCTTGTCCTTGGAGACGAGATCCCCCTGCGGGGTGCGTTTGGCGACACAGTGCGCGATGTGCGCGGCCAGGCGGGGATCGCCGTCATGGCTCACAGTCCGGGTAGTGACCGCTTGGTAGAGCCGGTCGGTGGCCGGCGCCATCCGGGCCGCGTGGGCGGTGTTCCACTCCAGCACTCGCCGTTCGCCGTGCCGCTTGGACCATCCTTCTATCTCCGACCGCCAGCCCCACGGATCGCAGGCCAGCTCGACGACGTCGTGCTTGGTGAACGCGACGTCAACGGCCCGGTCGACGTCCTCCCGAGGGACCCGCCAGCGAGGATCTCCGGGGTTCTCCCACAAACCCTCGACCCACAGGTGACCGTCGAGGGTGCAGCCGACCAGGGCTGTCGAGTCCCCCGAGGCGGAGCCGTCGAAGGCCAGGACCACGCGCTCCCTCGGCGACACCCGCCGATCCGCCGAGCAGGCGTCCCACGCTCCCCACGGCAGCCACGACTCCGACCCGGTGACCCACTGCCCGAGGCGAAGCTGGCGGAACACCGGCTCCCGGAGGGTCCGGCGGGCCGCCTCCAGGCCATCCTCGGCCAGGAACGGCTCATCACACGCCAGGGCAGGATTAGCGGCCCTCCAGGCGGCACGGTCGGCGGTGTCGCAGCCATCCGGGGCCATGAACTCCCGCAGCGCGAACGCCGGATCATCACCAGCGCGGCCATGTTCGACAAGCCGCCACATCACGCAGTCCGGTGACGCCGACGGCGTCGAGATCGCCAGGGTTAGGCTCTCAGGCCGCTTACCTGACACCGAGGTCACGGCTTCCCAGACCTGCTCGGTGACAACGTGGAGTTCGTCGACGATCAGCAGCGACGGGTCGAAGCCGTGCAGCGCTCCAGGCTCCGCTGGCAGAGGCAGCAGGACCGCATCGTTGTGCGGCACCACGATGCGGTCGGCGTAGACCTGGGCGCGGTCGGCAAGCTCCGGGTTCAGTTCGATCATGCGCCGAGCCATCCTCAGGGTGATGTTGGCCTGGCGCTGATCTGAGGCCACGACGAGGACCTCGGCGGACGGCGGGCCGGCGAACAGTTCAGCGACCGCCAGCATCGCCGCCAGGGCCGTTTTTCCGTTGGCCCGAGGCAGCGACACCAGCCCGGTCCGCACACCCGGCCCGAACACGGTTCCGACGATGTCGGTCTGAAAGTCCCGCAGCCGCACCGGCTCCCCGGCACCGACACCCTTCGGGACAACGAGGTAGTCGGCGATGAACGTCAGCCGCCGTTCCGCTCGGCCCTCGGGCAGCCCGGAGAAGTCCAGCGGATCGACCGTGACCTGCCCTTTTGGTCCAGCTTTCATCTGGCTTCCGATGTGAGACGCAAACTTTGCCTGGGGCCGGGGTGTGCTGGGGGGCCGCCAGGGGCATTCCCCCTGGTCGCCAGCGGCCCTCGTGCGGCTCCGCGGGCGCGGTTGCAGGGTGCACAGACCACCTCGACGTCGGCGAGGCGCAGCGGCTTGCCTGCGGCCTTCCTGGCCCATGCCTGCGGTAGGTGGTCGGCCTGGAGGTCCTCGGTGGCACCGCAGTCCAGGCAGAATGGTTGGAGTCGGCGGGCTCGCTTTGAGAGCCGTTGCCACGCGGCGTCGTATCCCCGTTGTGCTGCTGGTGCTTTCGGGTCGAGGGTGTGGTCGGTGCAGCGGGGTCCGGCGCAGGGTTCGCCACACGTGAGGCAGGGTCGGAGGGTCATCGCCGCCCTCCCTGCACGTGATGCACGACCTTCAGGACACGTTCGAGCTGCCACATCGCTTCGCCGATTCGGCAGCATGTGTAGGCGCAGAGAGTGGTTACCGCGGCGACTAGTTCGTTGGTGGTGACACCGAGGCGTTGCGCCTGGAGCTCCAGTCCGCGGGCTGCGTCGTCGATGTCGCTCTTGTTCTCGGTGGCGTAGTCCATTGCGGTCTGCGTGACTTCGGCGTCACTGGCAGGACCGTCATAGCCGTGTGCGTCGAGTTCCTTGCAGTAGAGGCGCATGATGTCCGCGTTGCTCAGCGTTGTCACAGTTCCCCCTCGGCTTCCATGCCGGCGAGCTTGGCGATTCCGGTGTTGAGGATCTCCGCCCCGATTTGGGTTGAGAGGACTGGCATGACGGTGGTGTAGACGGTGATCGCGGTGAGGATCAGGGGGGTGACGTTGTCGTCGGAGCCCTCGGCGAGGATGGCGTCCATCTCGGCGTTGTCCTTGTTGCCGTGGGCGGTGATGAGTCGGGCGGCTCGTCTCCAGGTGTCGGGGTATTCGCCGAACTCGGGGGTGGCGTAGGCGCCGAGCCACTCATCGAAGCCCTGGAGGCCGATGTTGGTGAGGAGCTGCTGGGCGACGGCGTCGAGCGTCTCGAGTAGGGCGACGATCAGGTGGGTCACACGGCCGGCGTCGAGTGCTTCGTCGAGGATGACGTTGACGCCGTCCCGGTTGCGGTCGGTGTGGTGCTTGAGTAGGGCTCCGGCTCGGCGGAAGTCGCCGGCATTGTTGATCATGGTTGCCTTTCGGTGGGTCCAAATCTCGGGGTCTACGAAGATCACGCGGCGGCTCATGCGCTTTCCTGACGTTTGCTGGCGCAGGCGAGGTGGGTGTCTCCCTGCCCTGCGAGAACTGCCTTGCCGCAGAGCAGGCAGCGGGGTACTTCTTTGCCGCGGAACTTGACTGTGCGCTTTGCGGCTAGTTCCTGGATGCGTGCGGACTTCGGTGTCGGCCTGGCCGGGGTTGTCAATCCGGTGTTGGTTGCGGGTTGTGACTGACCAAGGGAGCGCTCACCCGCACCCTGCTCCCTTGGTCCGTTTCCCGCTTCGCGCACCCCTTCTGAAGTGCAAGGGAGCAAGGGAGCGCTCTCCTGGGAGTGGGGGGTGCTCCCTTGGTCCGGTGCTCCCTTGGTTCCGAGCTTCCAGAACCACGGGCCGTCTCCGGATTCCCGGACCGCCAGGATGCCGAGACGCTTCTTGGCGCGCTTTGCTTGATCCTTCGAGTAGCCGGCGGCGTCGGCGGCGGAGTAGACTTCGTTGGCTTTGACGGGTTCGTTTGCCAGGAGGTCGGTCAGCCATTCGGCGATGTCGTCGTGTTCGCCGTTGTCGGCGGCACGGTTGATGACGTCGCCGACTGAGATGTCCGACGAGCCGAGCTCGACGACGCGGGCGACTTCGGCGTCTCCGTCGTCGGTGGGGATGGTGACGCTCTCCAGCCGGAAGGCGAACGACGCCTCACCCTTCGGCGCGTAGTTGCCTTTATCCTGGCTGACGATCACCCGGTCGCCGTCCTCGGCGAACAGGAACACCGACCGGACAGCATCACGGAATGCGTGAGATCCGGACATCTTGTCCGATGGGTTGCCTCCTCCCTTGCCGAAGTGCCGGACGAACATCGTCACCGCCCCGGTTGTCTCGGCCACCCGGGCCAGTGCGTCGACGGCGGCGCGGACGTCGGACTCCCGGTGTAGGTCGCCGCTCATCGTCGAGGCGATGGGGTCGATGAGCACCAGGGCGGCGCCGGTGGCGGTGATCGCGTCGGAGATCGCACCGCTGTCGAGGGGGAGCTTGGGGGCAACCTCGAAGTTGTCGCCGTCGATCTGAGAGGCGATGGCGAGCCGGCCGACGAGCCCGAGGTCGGCCCCGGCGGCGATGAGCCTGGGAACCAGCACGGTCTCCCACGAGTCCTCGCCGGACCAGATCAGGGAGGCGCGGGGATCGCCGTGGTAGCGGCCGGGGAGCTGGCCGCGGGACAGGCGGGCGATCATGTGGACGGCGTAGGTAGTCTTGCCGGTTCCGCCGCGGCCGGCGAGCGCTGATGGGGTGCCTACGGGGATCTTGTTGTCCCACAGCCAGACTTGCTTACGGGGTCGGATGGTCGATGCCCATTCGATGCTGGCTTGGCGCCCCCGAGGGGGCCGCTGGTCGGCGGCCCCCTCGGTGGTGTCGATGGTCAAGATGCTGTCCTCCAGTTCTCGGTGATCTCGGCGACGAGCCGGCGGTCCTCCGCGCTTTCGCGCCAGAGGGCCTGGAGTTCGTCGGTGCAGGGTGCGGGCAGCAGGCCGGCGGCGATCAGATGCTTTGCCGCTCTGCGGTATCCACGTGTGTAGGCGTCCATCAGGCGACCTCCCGTGGGATGTAGATGCCTTGCCGCTGGATTGCGTTTCGGGCGATCTTCGGCCAGTCGGCGGCAGCGGCGATATCGCGGGACGCCTCGGCGAGTTGCGCCTGGCAGGTGTCTACCCTCAAGGCCCAGTGTTGAGCGGCGTCGAAGATCGCGGCCAACTTGGCCGGGTCATCGGTGGGCAGGTGCTGCCACAGCAGGGAGCCGACCATCGGCCAGCTCCCTACCTCATCCAGCGTTGGCTCGACATACAGGTGGACGCTCCACCAGTCGACGGTCCGGGACTGCATCACGGGGCCAGCTTCTTTTCGAGTAGTCCCGCGGAGATGTTCAGACCGATATCGGAGCCGAAGACCTTGCTACCCACCGACTTGACCAACTCCACGTCATCGGGGACGTGGCCGCAGTACTCCTCCATCAGCTCGATGTCCAGCAAGGCTCCCTTGAGGATCTTCTGCGCAGCGCGGATCTTCTCAACAGCCCTAAGTCGGTACATCTCTCGGGCGGCGTCGGGGATCACTTGTCGCCTCCCGTCTTCTTGGCTGCGAAGGCTGCCTGCAACAAGGCCAGGATTGCGCGGAGGTCGGCGCCGGTGAGGCTGGCGGGGTCGACGTCGGCGATGGCCGAGCGGAGCCGTTCAATATGCTTGTTCGGGTCGGCGGGCAATGCGTCGAACAGCGGCCCGAGCTCGGCGTCGGGGATGCCACCGATGGTCAGCGGGCCAGTCGGGTCGACCGGGTACGGGTTCTCTTGATGTGACATGATGTTCTTCTCCTGATCTCTGGTGAGTGATGGGTAGCGGCGGTCCCCGCCGGCTGTTGGCGCAGCCGGGTTCACGGGGGCCGTTGTCGTTGAATCGTTAGGCGGCATCAGGACCGCCGAACTGCTGGTTCTCCCAGTCGATGACGTCTGAGAGCCGGTACCGGCAATGCCTGCCGAAGCGGGCGTAACGCGGCCCCTTTCCTTGGCTCGCCCATTGCGCCAGGGTCTTCTCGGGAACCCGAAGTCGATCAGCGACCTCGGGCCGTGTCAGCCAGTGGCAGACCTCGGGCGTCGCGGTTGCGACATACGAGGGAAGGTCGGCCATCTCACCTCCTTATGTTCATATCCGCAATTCTCATTGCATCTAGCCCGCATCTGCGGAGCCGTACGCAATGTAGCCCATTCCCGTAGTGTCCCGCAAGATATGGCAAAAAGCGGCCTATGCTGCGTGTCATGCCGCAAGACCACAATTGGGGAGTTCCGCCGAAGAATTGGGCGGAGGAACAGGCGCACCGGGTTGCGTTGGAGATACGCAGACTCAGGGGGAAGCGTTCAGCGCAATGGCTAGCCGACCGGACGAGGGAGCTGGGCAGCCCAGTGACCAGGGCGGTGATCTCGGACCTTGAGATTGGCCGGCGGCGATACGTGACCACTGCCGAGGTTGTCGTCCTGGCGCGGGCCCTCGATACCGCTCCCATCGCGTTGCTCTACCCGTACCCGTACTACGGCGACGAGGCCACGATTCAGGTCCTGCCGACGCCGGATGGTGAACAGCCGCGTGAGGTCCCGAAAATTGATGCAGTGCAATGGTTTTCGGGAGTCCTCAACATCTCCCCGCTGACGAACCTCGGGCTCACGATGGTCGATCAGTCGAACTACTTCGCTCAACTTCAGGGGCTAGAGCGGGCGAGAAAGGTCTTCGACCTGTCGGTGCGAAGCGAGAAGCTGCGCGTGCAGCTCAGGGACCTCCGGGCGAGGAGGAGGGACGGGGCCGCGGTTTCGGATAGCGAGATCGACGATCTGGTTGCTGAGATCGACGACAATCGGGCCAGGGTCGACGACCTGCTGTCGCTCGGCGACCGGGACCTGCAAGGGGAGCAGTTCGAGAAGTTCTGGGACGAACACGTGAGCAAAGGCGATGGCGGGTAGGCCGCCGCTGCGTATCGGGCAGCATGGGAAGGTCGCCCGGAAGGATCTCGGTGGCGGAGTTTGGTTGGCGCGCTGCCGCTTTCGCGATGCGGACGGAGTGACCCGGATCGTTGAACGGCGTAGCCCGGAGGGCGTCGAGGACAAGCACGGCAAGGCCGCAGAGGATGCGCTGATTGAGTCGCTGAAGGACCGTCGGCCGCCGGGGGTATCGGGGGAGATCACGACCGATACGCGGATCTCGGTGCTCGTCGAGCGGCACCTGGATCTCCTTGAAGCGGACGGTAAGGCCCCGGCGACGATGACCACCTACCGCAGTGCGGCCAGGAAGCTGGAGAAGTTCTCCAGTGCGCTGCGGGTGAGGGAGGCGACTCCGGGCCGGTTGAATGCGGTCATCCGCTCGATGAAGACGGCGCACGGAGCGAACATGGCTCGTCACGGCCGGACCTTGTTGCGGGGTGCGCTCCAGATCGCCGTGCTCGACGACGTGATCGCCGCCAATCCGGTGGCGCAGGTGTCCCGGATCGAGTCGGATCGCAAGCCGCAGGGAGCGCCGGCCCTCGACGCCGGCCAGCTCCGGGATCTGCTCGGCAAGCTGCGGGCGTCAGAGGCGTGTCATGCCGCCGACATCGTCGACCCGATCATCCTGTTCGTGGCGACCGGACTGCGGCGCTCCGAGCTCCTGGCGCTGCGCTGGGTCGACTACGACGAGGCGGCCGGGACGCTCACAGTGTCGGGGAAGATCGCCCGGATCAGGGGCGTGGGGCTGCGGAGGCTCGACACCGGCAAGACCGACTCCGCTGAGCGGACCGTCCAGCTTCCCGGCTTCGCGGTGACGGCGCTGGCGGAGCGACGGGGCAAGCCGTTTCTCGGTGAGCAGCGGATGATCTTCCCGAGCAGCGCCGGGGGACTGCGAGACCCGGACAACTTCGACAAGCAGTGGCGGCGGGTCCGTGACGGCCTCGGCGTGCCGGATGTGACGAGCCACTCCTTCCGGAAGTCCGTCGCCACGCTGATCGACGAGCAGGGTCTCTCGGCGCGGGTCGGGGCCGACCAATTGGGGCACTCAAAAGTCAGCATGACGCAGGACCGCTACATGCGCCGCGGGAAGCTACACCCGGAAGTAGCTGCGGTTTTGGACCGCGCCGTAAGCGATGAATAAACGATGACTCAGCGGCAAAATATGTGCCCCCACCAGGGCTCGAACCTGGGACCTGCGGATTAAAAGTCCGTAGCTCTACCAACTGAGCTATAGGGGCGGTGCGGTTCCCAAGGATACTTGGCCGTCCGACGGGCTCGTTTTGGGATTGGTGTCCTCGTGCCCTAAGCTAGCGATCGCTCCACAGTGCACATGTCGTCGGTACCCCGGAGTGATTCGGCTCAGGCCCCCTTCGTCTAGCGGCCTAGGACGCCGCCCTTTCAAGGCGGTAGCGCGGGTTCGAATCCCGTAGGGGGTACGTACGATGTGAGTTCTCGGAGTACGTGGGTGAAGTAGTTCAAGTTGAATATCAAGGCCCTGTGGCGCAGTTGGTTAGCGCGCCGCCCTGTCACGGCGGAGGTCGCGGGTTCGAGTCCCGTCAGGGTCGCCATCTCGGCGAGGCACCAGCACTCGGTGGAAGTGCTGAGTATTTGCGGGTGCCGTGAGGGCCAGGTAGCTCAGTTGGTACGAGCGTCCGCCTGAAAAGCGGAAGGTCGCCGGTTCGATCCCGGCCCTGGCCACCATTCTTCACCTGCATAAACACGGTTCTTGCACTCAATTGTCAGTTTGATTTGTCCGGTTCTTGTCCGGTCGTTGGTGTCTGAAGCTCGGTCGCGTGAAGCTGATCGAGGTTGGTCGCGACCTGGTCCAGCTCGTCGGCGTAGAGGTCGCTGTAGATGTTCGCGGTCACGGTCGGCGTGGAGTGGCCCATCGTTTTCTGTACGTATCTGAGGTCAGCGCCAGATTTGCGGGCGAGGCTGGCATAGGTGTGGCGTAGATCATGAATGGTCAATGGCGCCAGGTCGGTCTTCTTGAGGGCTTCGTTCCAGTGCGTGTGTCTGCGCCAGTTGTTGGAGCGCAGCATTGCGCCGTTGGGTGAGGTGACAGCAGGCTCATCAGGAGCCCGGCCGACAATCCGCGTTTTGAGGATGTCGACGACGACTTGCGGTAGCGGGACGGTCCGGATACCGGCGCGGGTCTTCGGCGGTCCGATAACGATGCGGCCCTCCACTTCGGGTGCTGCCCGACGCACGTACAGCCGACGGGCAATAAGGTCGACGTCCTTGACCCGCAGGCCGACGAGTTCGGACCAGCGCAGCCCGGTGTAGGCCAGGATGGTCACGACGTCGCCTTGATCCCCGCACGCGGTGGCGAGTGCTTGGACCTCCGGCGCGGCGAGGTACCGGTGACGCTCGCGCTCGGGAATGCGGCCGGCTGAGACGCCGAGGGCGGGGTTGCGGTGTATTCGGCCGTCCTGATGAGCGACATCGAGAATCGACCGGAGTAGCCGCAACGTCGATACCTTCGCCCATGGGCCGACCTTCAGGCCGTCAACGAAGGCTTGGAGGTCGCTCCGGCTGATCTCATCGACGGGCACGTGGCCGAACCGCGGTTTGATTCGCAGTTCCCAGTGTTGGGTGTAGCCGCTCCACGTCTTCGGCGACACGGCCGGCCTCTTGGTGTCGGAGAATTGCGTCCAAATCCGATTCAGCGGGGTGCGCCCGAGGCGAGGGTCAAATCGGCGAGTGCCGAGCGCGGCCTCACTGTCACGCTCGGATTTGAACGCCTTCGCCTCGCGCAGGGTCGGGAAAGTCGCCGACGTTTCCACCCAGCCCGACGGTGCGTCAGGATCACGAATCAGGTAGCGGACTTGATAGCGAGGCTCCCCGGCTGCACTGAGGCGCTTTCGGATGCCGCGCGGTGTGTTGCCCGCCATTACCGACGCACCTGCTTCAGCCAGGACCGGACTTCGGCGCAGTCCCAGCGACGAACCCGCTCTGACAACGTGTAGCAGGGCGGGCCGATCTGCTCGCCGGTCGTCTCCCGGATCGCCGCCCAGCGGTTGAGGGTCGCGGCCGAGACGCCAAGGAGTGCTGAGACCTGCTCGGCGGTGAGCAGCTCCGGAAAGTTGCCGGCCGCGACAAGGGTGTCCCGCAGGCTATGAGTAATCATCACTTCACCTCGCCACTCGGATCGAGTCGAACCAGGCGCGCGTTCGCCGCAATCCGGCTTCGACGTCGGACTGACCGCCGGTGAGACCCCACAGGTCGAATGCCCACCGCTCCAGCGCGGAGACCGTTGTCTCGCCGCATCGCCGGAGTTCGGCGTCGTCATCCAGGACGAGGGCGGCACCGATCACTTCGCCGCAGGACCATCGATGCCGGTAGTCGTCCCATCCGTGTCTGCGGACGAGGCGGCCACGGCGGATCAGGTCGTCGGCGCGCCACGCCAAGTGTTCCTGGTTGGGCGGCTCGAAGGCTGAACAGTTGTCATTCACTGTGCTGCCCGCCGCTGATGCGGGATCGGCCGTATTGGCTTGCTGTGGAACGAATTTGCAGATCCGACCAGAAGTCAGCTCGAACCTTGGTCACTTGGCCGTCCTCGGCGATGACGTACCCCGTGCCCGGACTCTCGGGGCTGATTCGAAACGCGGGAGCGGTGTCGGCCGTTCCGTCGCCCAGAACCATGGCTACTTCGTCGCGCGAACGAAGGCGCAGCGCCACCGTTTGAGTGAACAAACCTCGCATCGGCAGGACCTCCTTGCGGGGGTCTTGCAGGAACGCCACGACGACGACGCCCAGGGCGCGGCCTTTGGTCAGAATCCGAGACAACGAGGCAGTGGCTTCTTTGCGCAGCGTCGCGTCGCTCATGTAGGCGGTCAGCCCTGCCAGCTCGTCGATCAGCAGCACGATCAGCGGGGTTGCTTTCGTGGGGTTGTGCTGCCGGGCCACGCCCGCCATTTCGGCCCCACGTTTGTCCATCAACTGTTCCAATGCGGCAAGGGTTTTCACGGCGTCGGCTTCAGTAGTGGCCACCTTGGTGAACAACCGGCTGCCAACGGATAACTCGATGCCGTACTTGAGGTCGATGCCGATCAAGTGGACCAGTCCAGCAGCAGCCGCCGGTCCGAAGCCACCGGCGATGCCCCAGAACACCGAGCCTTTGCCTGCGCCTGAGCAGCCCACCGTGAGCGTGTGGCGGCCCGCGATGGCCAACGTCCACGGTGCGCCGCTCTCGCAACGTCCGAGGGTGACTGCGGTCGCTGCCACGTTCGTGGGTGTGGTGGCGTGACCGACCGTCGATAGCTGTTCGCGCATGACCAATTCGATGCGCACGGTGGCGGGGGATGTCACGACTGAGCGGGCGGAGTGTGCGCGTGCGGCATCCCGGATTGCGGGTACGGCACGCTCAAGATCCTCGACCGTCAGACCCATATGCGTTCGAACTGTCAGGGTCATGGAGTTGCCGGTGATCCTGACTTGCAACAGCTTTGGGTGGGTCCAGCGTGTGTGGGTGACGGGCCGGCCTTCCCGGTCGCGACGGGTGACCCGATCGGCGGAAGCGAGGCCGCAGCGCTTCGTCAGACGCTCCCAGCAGAACCATGGCCACAGTCGCCAGCGGAGCCGACGGGCCGGGCCTGCCCAATACAGTTCGTAGCTTCCCGGCGACTGGACCTGCCAGGCGATCAGGACAGCCACGATGACGCCGGCTGCGAAGGCAATCCAGACGGCGAAGCCAATCAGGAAGTGCAGGATGTGGTCGATTCGGAACGGGGTATCCGGGTCAACGGGACCGTACGGGTAGGGGTTCATGCCGAGGCCCGGCCCGAGTTCGACGCGGAGGCGAGCTTGCCCGGTGCCGTCATGCCCGAGGCACGAAACGACCATGCGATTCGTGAGAAGTCACCTGATCGCTCGATGTATGGCAGCGCCATCAGGCCGTCGAAGACCACGGGGGTGAATGGTGATCCGCTGGAGTTGGTCGGAGCGGTTGGCGGCGTTACCGCGGCGAACTTGACGGTCACCGTTCGACTTCGCTTCGGTGCGGCCGGATCACCATCGAGCGCTTCGACCTGCCACATTGGCGCGCCAGTCTCGCGGTCAGTTGCCTGTACCCGGTTCTCGCCTGAGGACTTGTCGAAGTCGATCATCGGCGTCACCTCGGACACGAGGAACGCGCCGAAGGAGAAGACCTGCTCATGGCCGATTTGAAGCCATTTAGCCTCGATCCACCGATCGGCTGGGGGGTGTGGGGTTGAGTCGTCACTGGTTCGGTTTTCGGGTTGTGGGTAGCGGGTAGCTGCTGGTCTGCCCAGCAT